CCTTCTCAGGGTTCTTCTTCGCCTTTTCCACGAACTTAGAGACATCGAGCGCGAAACTCATTTTCTCACCTGAATAAAGTACGCCACGACGCCATCGTTAACCATCTTCTTCTCAATAGCTACGATGGACCATTGCTCGCCGCCGAATTGCACCTTGTCTTCCATCTTCGGTACAACACTGTAATCCGCTTTAACAATCATGTCGCCAGCCTGAATCGTCGTACCGTTTACCAGTCCCGCGTTTACCGGAACCGGAACCGCCTTCAACGGCAACACTTCATCCGCAGACCAGACGTACTCACCGAGAACTTCATCCCACACTTTCGAGCCAGCACGAACCAGAGATACCGTGCTACCGAATTTGGTTAGCAGACGTGTACCCACGCCTTGCATACGTTTACTGAAAGCGGTGCTCATTTTAGCACCTCTTGCAGCGTCAAAAGAACACCGTAACTGTGCAAGACTACCGCGGTAAGAAAACCAAAAACTACACCACATGTGAACTTATTCATCCATGCGGTTACGGTAGCGGCTTGTGGGTACACGCCGCCGAAGTTGCTTCCGGCACCATCCCGCATAATCTGAACGGCAAACGTCTGGCCTGCTGCGGGGTTAATAACGACGCGGGATTCAATCGGGATGGTCACGTCCGCGCTTACCAGCTTAGTTGCTGCGGGAGAGCCGTACTGAGCACCGTTTACTAAAATACGTGATAGCAGGATTGATGTCCCACTAGCGCCAGTACGCCCCGCCTGTAACTTGATGCGAACGGCGTAGTTACCCGCGGTGTTGAACGTAACCAGACCCGCTGCATTAATCATTACCGGGTCAGATGCGCTACCCTGCGCGGGACCGAAAGTTAACTGCAATGCTGTGTCCACTGCGGATGGTGCTTGTATTACAGTGGACGCGGCACGGAGAACTTCAACCTCTTTCACCCCGGGAGTGGCATAGATAGGCGAATCTGCCGTCTGCGTCATTACTTCGCGTAACTTCTCGGGTGTGATAAGCCCGGTGGTGTTATCGGGAAGGTTAGCGCCGATAAGGGCAAACATCTCTGTTTTGGTCTTTACCATTTTTAACCCCGGTACACGTTAAATGAGAAGCCATTGTTAAGACCACCACACAGTAACGGGCGTAATGCGTCGTCCGCAGCGGTAATAGCGGTTGTGGCGCCACTGTTGCCGTTGTTTAACCGCAGCGATTACTTGTGCCCGGATTAACTGCTTCGGGATGACGTTGTTAGCTACGGGGAACCCGTTTAACGTTACCCCAGTGCGAGGATACGCCAGAGACTGTTCAGCGGATACGCGACGCCCGCACATCTGAGGTTCTGCAAGCCCAACATAAGTAGCACCGTTGCGCAGGGCCACCTCTGCGGCGGTATCGTCTGCAGGCAACACAAGACCGTAATTAGCCGCTAACGCGCGGGCGTCAGCCAGTGAGATGTACGAATCGGCCCCTTCTATAATTTGACCTGTTTCTACGGTTAAGGACACTTTTCACCCCTTCTTACAGTTATCAAAGTGCCACCTCTTTAGAAGAGATAGCGCCCCTTCGGTTCCGCAATGTGGGCATACCCCGCGCGGGCGTTTCATTCCAGTAAGTTTATCTGAAATTTTCTTGACAGTCTCGCCCTTTAACGTATGGCCCTTCTTAAAACTTCCGGAGTTAGGTTTTCTATTAACCTTGCCAACGATTCTATTTGGGTCCGCGAACTGGCATTTCTTGCAGCAATATTTACGCGCTCGTGATTTAAAACGGTAGGGGATCGGCTGGTCGCATGTTACACATCGTTGTGGGTTTGCCATGTAATGCTCTATTCTGGCTTTTCTACTTGCAGTTTCCCCGGTAGCAATTCCTTTATTCCACGCCTTTTGCCCTAGATGTGCTTGTCTGAGATTTTCTATACGTTTATCAGAAAATTTAACACCAGTATTCAACCTGGACATCTCTATAGCCCAAGCCTCTTTCGCCAACTTAAAGGAATGTGAGGTAACTTTTGACCTTTGATTGTTTTTAGGGTTAATACACATAACCCTCCAGGCGAAAGCTAGTTCTTTAGTCCCGTGTATCTTATAGAGAAGCCAATGCGCAATAAAATGCTGTCTAGCGCTCAAAGATACAATATTGTCAAAAGTATCTCCACCACCCATGCATTTCGGGACTATGTGATGTTTTTCGGTATACCCACTAAACGGATTGATTTTTGCGTTCGATATTAACTGTTCATAGATTTTGGCGTAGTTCATGATTCACCATTTTCAATGGAGGATGGATTCATTATACCAACTACGCCAGATATTACTATTCCTCAGACTTACGGCGACGACGCTTAGTGCCACCGCCGTTGTTGTGCGCTTCTTCGTTGTCCGGTTGGGTCGCAACCAGCTCATCCGCCTCTACAACACCGCGCACGGGTATCACCTGACCATCAACCATATCAACGTGGGTGTACTTTTCGCGGATTACATAATTATCTGCCATGACCTTTCCTTATTACGGCCCCGAAGGGCCGCGGTATTAAGATACAGTTGCTACGGTGCTGCTGGAGATAATATTACCGTATACATCGTGGACAACCACTTTATACGTACCGGAATCGGTAGTAGCGAGCGAAGTTTTCTCGTAGGTGGCGGCGGTAGCGCCTGGGATAGCGTTGTTATCTTTGTACCACTGGTATGTGTACGGGGCCAGACCGCCAGTTACGGCTACGGTAAGAGTCATCGTCTGCCCCGTAGACTCGGTAGTGGTAGCGGCAAGTGCGGTAGAAAAAGATGCGGGCGAGATATTCGCCATATCGATTTCAACCTGACCATCGGCAGGGGAATCATCAGAAACACCGGTAATGCGACGTTTAATTACATCAACCATTTTTAAGCTCCTTTAGCTTACGGTTCCTGCGTTTTTAAGCGCAGTCAACAGATTTGCTACGGTAGTGCGCAGCGCGGTAACATCAGTTCGGAGTTTGTTGTACTCCGCTACAAGAGCATCGAACTCGGGCTTAGTCGGGTCGCAGCGGACTGCGACCCGGCGGCAGCGGTAATGGCCGCGGGTGCAGCCACAGTAGCTGACTTTTTAACGCCACCAACTACGCTGGTAGTAGCAGGCGTGACTGGGATATCAAAGTCGCCGAAATCGACATTCTGAAGGCTGCGCGGCAAGCCTTTTCCGGTCTTAGCCATAATTTACCTCTTAGTAAATGAAAAGAGGGACCGAAGTCCCTCTCGATTATACCTTAACCTTAAGCCCCGACACCAGTTACCAGGAAGGCAATCGGTACATGCTTACGGTCAACCACACGGTTCCAGTTGGAGGCGTTCGCCAGGTCCTGCCAGGAAGCGGAACGTGCGACAGTCTCGGTGCCGTTACCGGTGATTACCGCGCTGGTGAAGCTGTAGCCCAGTGGATGCAGCAACCAGGTCTTACGGGTCCACAGGGTTTCAACGCCGCCACCGTTGCCGCGGGATTCTTCGCGCTCGTAGGCCAGCGGATTGGCCGGGGAGCCTTCGCCGTAACCGATAGCGCCATTGCCAAAGATGATGGAGATGAACTTACGGCTCGGGCTGGTGCCGACTACGGTCATGCTGTCGTCAACAATCACACGGTAGCCCTGGTAGGTGGCAAACATGGTGTTGTTGTCGGCATCTTTGATGAAATCGATAAGCTGCTGCTTACGCGCCTGAGCGTACACGAAGCTGTGCATCGCGATAGCACCCAGCACTTCACCGCCGTTGGTCATCAGCGCATCGCCCATAGTCTGGGTAGCGTCGATGAACGCGCCGGAGTCGAAGCCCAGAGTAGCGGACACGTCGATTACCATGTCATTCTGCTCGTGGTAAGCATCGGTAGCGGCTACGTTGTCGTTGTACAGACCGAGCGCGGTGGCAATCAGACGGCGTTGTGCCTGACGCTGCCAGAAGTTATCCAGACGGGACGCTACGGATTGCAGAGGGTTCTGGCTGGTCAGTTCGACAGTCAGGTCCGCCTGGCCGAAACCTTCGTTCAGGTACGCAACGCGGGCCATCATCTCGCCAGTCTGCACATTACGCGGGGTAGCGATGTCCTGATAAACATCGTTCGAGTAGTTAGGCTCGATAGAAGTATCAATCGCTTTCCAGAAAGGAATGTTGGCGACGTTGGACGGGCCGCGAGCAATCTCGGCAGCGTACGGAGTCGGGGTCAGAATACCAGACTGGAAGAACGCGGTTTTTTCTACCGGGTCCTCGGTCATATACGACGCCAGGACCGGGATGTTGCCAGTTACGATATCGCCGATAGTGGTAATTGCCATTATTATTTCCTCAGGGCTTTAAGTTGCCGTTCAAATTCGGCAGGGTTCGATTTATACAGGGCTAAACGCTCTGCTTCACTCATGTCTTTAAACGCTGGTGCGGCCCCGCCGCCTTTGCTACCGGAAGCCCCGCCGCCGGAAGCTGCATTTGCTTTAATCAAATGCGAAAACGCTTTATGTTCGCGCAGGTATTTGCGGAACTGTTCCGGGTCAGTTGTGACTACGTTGCCATCCGCGCCGACAAACTTAGTAACCACATCATCACCTTCAAACTCAGTCTTAACGAACGGCGCGAGAATGTCTACTGCTTCCGGGGTAATGAAGTCACCCGCGAAAGAACCTAACACCGCTTTGCGTTCGCTGCCGAGGATGCGCTCTGCCATTCTGGAGATGCGACCATCTTTCTCGGCTAACACCGGGTCATACTGGCTACGAATCGTCTTTTCGAACTCGTCCATCTTACCGGCGGCTTTCAGGGCCTCCCGGTGTGCACGCTGCCGCTCTTCTTCGGCCTCTTTTGCTTTACGAGCGGCTTCTTTCTTCTCGTTCAGCAATGCTTCCTGGTTAGCCTTAAGCCCGGCGACTTCTTTCTCAATCAGCGCCTGCACTTCTTCGGCTGTGTACATTTTAGGTGCGTCACCGCCGCCTGATTTATCTTCTGCTCCAGCTTCTTCCTGGAACGGATAACGTAAAAAACGATTCATAGTCAGTATGTCCCCTGGACGTTGGAACCCGGGCCACCCGGATTTACATGTCAAGAATAAATTATTCCAACATGCAAGGCAACTATTCCAGAATATTCCTCACATAATCCTGCAACTGGAATACTTTCAGGCGCAGTTGCCGTGCGCATTCGGCGTTCCGGACGTCGGTAGCTAAATCCTCGTCAGCGTCGCTACTTGGCGGCGCCAGTTTGCACGGCGGCTGCATCATCGTCGTATCCGGGGATGGAATTGACGTTTGCGACGGCGCGGGACTTGAGCTGCACGCGCTCAGGGTCAAAAGCGCACACGCTGCGACCAGGCGTTTTAATGTACTTAACGACTTCACGTGTGATCACCTCTGATTTCGTCTTGCCTTCGTTGTCAGCGGCTGCGGCCTTTGATTCATCCTGCTGCTGCCGTTGTGTTTTCTTCGCTAACTCAGCCTGTGCTTTCTGCTGTTGCTGCGAAACGAGATTCGCCCGGCCTTCGTTCCAGCCGCTGCGATACTGGTAGATGCCGTGTGCGTAAGCCAGGATGATGAAACATGCTCCCGCTACGACAGTTGCTTTAAGATTCATGTTTCCCCTTTCTCGATAAGTAAAGCCCCGCCTTAAAGCGGGGCGCTAGTCCTTATCATTTA